GTATCGGTTGCAGTCAAACTCGCTCAGATTGTGGCTAAAACCGCTCCTGATGGCGTTATAGGCCCAAAGACCATATCAGCTCTCAACGGCATGTCAGAAGAGCTGTTTATCGCTCATTACGCGCTGGCAAAGATTGCTCGATACCGAGACATTGTGCAGCGAGATAGAAGCCAGATTAAGTTCCTCCTTGGTTGGTTAAATCGAGCGCTAAGGATATGAACCCGCTAGGCATAGGCGCAATCATTGACTCCGTGGGAAAAGTCGCTAGCGACCTTATAACCACGGATAAAGAACGTATAGAGCTGGAGTTAGAGGGTAAGCGTATAGATCAAGCAACCGATCTAGCGCAAATGGAAGTTAATAAGACCGAGGCGCAAAACCAAAACTTATTTGTTGCAGGCTGGAGGCCAGCGATAGGATGGGTTGGGGCTGCGGCTATGGCTTATCAGTTCTTGCTTTACCCGTTACTGGTCTGGTCTTGGACTTGGATGCAAGCAGAGCAAATCGTTCCGCAAGAAGTAAAGCCTCCGCCAATGTTAGACACCGAGGCTTTGTGGGTTATTCTTTCCGGGATGTTGGGGATTGCTGGAATGCGGAGTTTTGAAAAGACGCGTGGTGTAGCTCGGTAAGTTTACGTTTCACCATATCACCTACCGAGTCACCGTGATGTTTTGCTATTAACTCAATCAGCGGTAGCCGCCGAGTCTTAGGCTTCGATAAAAGCCAGTGAGCCCAATCCTCGACGACCAGCGGCATAACCTTTTCGTAAGCCGCCGAAATTTCCTGTCGATCACTGCTCTTGACTTCCTTGATGATCGACAACCAGTTCTCCGAGGCTCCAGGCTCGAAATGCTTTATGTTTTTCGATGGTGTCTTCGCACTCTGTGGAGGGCGGCTTCCAGCCGTACTGTCGCCAGATTTCCTCGACAGGTTTGAATGTGCGCGGGGTTCTTTGCTCTGCAATTAACTCTCTCCAGCTCATCCTAATTTCCTTTGCATTGTGTCAACTTCTGTTAAAAAAGTCATTACATCTGCTTCCAAATCGGCTATGTCTTTGGGGTCTGGCTCAAACCTAACCACAAACATCTGTAAATGCTCAGGCAGCCGTGGATCAAACGATACAAAATCAACCCACTTTCTACCCGTGCAGGCGAGCTGAGCAAGCATCTGATTTTTGTGTTCAGATGGTACGGTTCCCTTCATCAGCCAATTCAAATGCGTTGACGTTTTTGGGCATTTGATTTCGAGTAAGCCATCCGTCCAAACCAAGCCATCAGGCGACGCTGCAAACCCATGAATAGTAGGATGGTCGACAATAGCAACCTGCTCAACCCAAATCGCCGTTTTGATCTCATACGCAGCCCTTGCAAGCGGTTCGTTAGCCGTTCCCCATTCCATATAAGCGTTGGTATAAGACTCGATTGGTGAGCCTGTAAGACGCTCTGTAATGATGTCGGCTATGTAATTAGCTCGCGTTGCAGTTCCGGCTTTGGCGCGAGCATCCGATACTCTGGATGCCGTGACCTTACCAAGACGGGCGAGCTTCCATTCATCTGTTCCTTGCTCCATCAGAACGGAACCTCCTCATCGTTGTCGACCTCGGCTTTGGGTCTACCGCTCAACATCTGCATTTGATCAGCAACGATCTCGGTGGTGTATTTATCGTGGCCGTTTTTGTCTGTCCATTTTCGGGTTTCTATCCTGCCCTCAACGTAAACCTGAGATCCCTTCTTTACATACTTATCGACGATCTCAGCCAGCTTTCCCCAAAAGACAACGCGATGCCATTCTGTCTTTTCCTGGCGCGTACCGTCTTGCTGCTTCCAAGAGTGTTTTGTTGCTAACACCAGGGTGCATACGGCAACCCCAGCGTCTGTGTATTTGGTCTCTGGATCTTTACCAGCGTTACCGATGATGATCGCTTTATTTACTGAACCCATAACTTTCCTCTTTCAAATAAAAACCCGATTGTTTTGCGGTGGGCTTCTTCCCACATCGCTTCTTTCTCTTGTTTATTCATGCGGTGCCCTTGGTCTATAGCCATATGACACCGATAACACAGGGCGGCAATCCTGTAGTCGTGAGCTTTTATCCCTTTGCCTTTCCCGTCGCGTAGCTGGTTGCTGTGCGCGGCTACGACGGTTTCATCTTCCGCGCCGCACAAAACACACTCGAATTCACGAACGGTTTCCAATAGTTTCTGATTTCTATACATCATTGGGTGTTCCTAATCTCTGCTCTGGCGTTTGCTTGCTCTGAGCGCCAAATTTCAATTCGCGCTTGAGCAGCAATAAGATCCCATCGTAACTTTTCTTCTATTGCCACGGCTATTTTTAAGCCCTCTAGGAGCTCCAAATACTCAGGGTGAGCGTACGCATCACGCTCTTGAGCCGAGATCGGCTGAGCGGTGTTTAACTGCATCAGTAAGGCTTTTTTGCTCTTTCTGAACTCCTCTAAAAAAACACGTTGAGCCCTAGCGTCTGCAAACTTCTCCGCGTGTTTTAAGATGTAATCAACCGCGGCGTGTGGGTCTCTCATGAGCACCTCAATATTTCAACAGAAGAATTTGTGGTGCAAGATTTATAAGATTGCTTTCCCCAGGTGCCTGACAAATAAGCAGTAATTGCACCAGATAAAGTTCTTGGATCAAAATCGTTAAAAGGGATAACAACAACGTCACCAATTTTTGCGTTAACCAAAAAAGGCTTGAAATAATTAGACATTAAACCCGGTTTGTATTTACGTTGTTTTTTAGATTTTGTTACGGATGGAATCTCACCATAAGTTTTACCTTCTTCGTCAATCACAAAATATTTGCATTCAGATGCGTTAAGCAATCTTAACGCTTGGTCTATAGCCAACGCTTTTACTGTGTTCATTATTTGATCCCAAGCGCAGTTTTACGTTGATCTTTAGCCGCCACGATTGCTTTTTGTAATTCAGGCTGGCCTTTGTATTCCGTGTGTAACACCTCATAGACTTCCCTCAGCGTTTCTTTTGTAGCTCCGGCGATCAGCATCAGTTTGTCGGTGAATTCAGGCGTATGCGCCTTTACTTCGTGCGTAGTTGCGTCAGCGTCGTTATCACCTTCTGTCGGTATGCAGAATGCTTGGAAGGCTGCGTACTTGTAAGCTGCCGACATCGCTTTGTTCGTCGCTTTGTCGCCGCTGTCCATTGCCTCGCCAAAAGTCTTGACTGTGTGTTTGGTTCCGTCATGGGATGAGACAAAATCAAACTCAACCTCGACCACGACATAGAACAGCGAAGATCCACTTTTGCCCATGCGCTCGCTAACTTCACGGCTAATCACGCGAGGCAGGATTACCAGACCGTGCTTGCTGATGATCGGGGCAAGTGCGTTGTAAACATCATCTATTCCGCGAAATCCGTATCCCTGCTGAGTGTTTCTGCGGTCTTTAGCGATGCCTTGCTGGCAAAGGTCAGCCGATACTTTTGCGATTAAGTTGTAGACGTTCATTTTTACCTCACGAACAGAAACATCAGGAGACCGTAAAACATCCCTAACGCTACGAAAGCCATCCATTCTATTTTCCTCATGTAAAACTCCGTTAAGTAAGAAACTTCACTATAAAACAGGTATCTTTAACTTATAAACACGGGCAGACGAAAGGTGGGTTCTAGCAGATGAGCGGTAAATCACCAACCCAACGATCACTAGAAAAGCTCAGATCTGAAGGCTATCTTTGCCAGATCGTAGAGCGCTGGAACCCTCATGCAAGGATCAGGCAAGACCTATTCGGCATAGGCGACATACTGGCGATCAGGGAAGGCGAGACGCTCTTGGTGCAGACAACTAGCCGAGGTAATGTTGCTGCCAGGGTAACCAAGATACAAGAGTCAGAGCATCTGTCTACGATCTTGGCCGCAGGGTGGAAGATCACCGTTCACGGATGGGGAAAGCTAAAGGCAGGATGGACTTGCAAGATTGTGGATTTCTGAATACGATTGTTGAGTAGTACGCAAAGGCTAGGGTAGCTCCCGAAAAGTGGTCTCATCACCCACCTGCCTTTTGCTCTTCAGTGATGACAACCTTTGATGAGAGGTAAGCATTATGAAACGACCGTCGTTTCAGTTCTATCCCGCAGATTGGCTTCGAGATACTGGCCTTAGATCTTGCTCTACTGGAGCCCGAGGGCTTTGGATTGACATGATTTGCTTCATGCACGAAGGTAAACCTTATGGTCACCTTAAGGTTGGCGATAAGGTTATCCTTCCCGATAACCTTGCCCGTATGGTTGGTGAGACCATTGAGGTTGTTAACGCTTGGCTTAACGAATTAAAGGTTGCTGGCGTTTATGACGTTGCCGAAGATGGCTCTATATGCTCACGGCGCATGATTCGTGATGAAAATCTTAGAGAAATTAGGGCTTTAGGCGGAAAGAAGGGTGGTAATCCGGCTCTTGTTTCTAAGGGCAAGGTTAACCTTGAGGATAACCATGAGGTTATAAAAGAGGTTAAACAAAAACCAACCCCTTCATCTTCTTCTTCATCTTCTTCTTCTAATAAGATTAAAAACATTATTGTCGAGAAGCCGGAAGGTGTTTCTGATGTTCTCTGGGGGTCTTACAAAGAGCTGCGAAAACAGAAAAGGGCTCCGCTCACAGCCGCAGCATTTGAAGGCTTAAAAAGAGAGGCTAAGTCGGCCGGCATGACTATCGCTGAAGTCTTCCAGCTTTCATGCGAGCGAGGATGGGCTGGATTTAAGGCCGAGTGGATTACCGACGACATAAGAAAAGACGCTCACTACAAGAATGCTATTGATGTCATCTTTGGTAATAAGCGAGAGATCGACATTACACCCCACCAAGATCTGCTGGACGGCTAATGGACATTCAAGTCATTGAGATCATCTTTAAGAAGATGGCGCTTACCTATGGCAAGGCTTTCGTAGATCAGTATAGAGACGTACAGATGCAAGAAGTCATGCAGAACTGGGCTAAAGAGCTGGCCGGATTTAGACCGCATGAAATCGCCTACGGTCTTGAATGCCTGCCAGACAGACCGCCTAACGTCATACAGTTTCGCGCCGTCTGTCGGATGGCACCGCCGCCTATCGTGAAAATGCTTGCTGCTCCGATTGATAAAGAGCGAGGATTGCAAGAGATCAGCAAACTTAAATCACTGATGAGGCGAGCATGAAAGACGAAAAAGTAGACCAAACAATCAAAAAAGCAGTAAAAGCAGGCAAATGGCCGTTTCCTGCGTTTGTGGGTAACAAATGGGTAAAGCCAAAAAAGATTAAGCCTGAGCCTATTCCTTTTGAACTAGCGCCGTGGTGATGAATGAGCTGGCTCTTTTCGCGGGCACTGGTGGAGGCTTGCTTGCCACGCAAATGCTTGGATTCAGAACAGTCTGCGCTGTCGAGTTGGATTGGTACTGCCGATGCGCTCTTACACAGCGGCAAAATGACGGATGCTTTAGAACCCCATTCCCGATATGGGATGACATTCGTACCTTTGACGGCAGACCGTGGCGCGGCATTGTTGATGTCGTCACTGGAGGATTTCCTTGTCAGGCTTACAGCAACG